GCAGACGGGGCATTCCGCCGACCCCCGAGGACTGGACCTGATTGATTGCGACCTTCTGAACCCGCTCGGCAGCCTCCCTCACCGCGTTGGCTGCGGTGGAGCGGATAGCCTCCTCCGGGGATATCTCGTCGATGATGTTCTCGGGCTCGCCTGGGAGTGGCTTCGGTGCCTTGACCTTCTTCCTAGCGCCCCTGCGGGCTAGAGCGAAAGGGGGCTCAAACAAATCGACCTGACCCCCTTCCTGGCGAGGGCGCACCTCTTGAATTTCGATCTCAGACCGGAGGTTGGGGTCCTTCTCCTGCCGCTCTATCTCCCGATCAATGGACTCCTTGCCGTCGTTGTAGACCTCGCGCAGCTCGTCGATAAGGCTGGCCTCGAGTTCGCGTGTCCTAGGGACTTCGACCTGAAGCATCTCGTCCACTGTGCGGAAGTTCGCAAGCCGCTGGACGTAGTCAGGGATCACACTGTTCCGCCACTCTGTAATCGTTTCTGCCATGGCTTCGTTGGCCTGATCCTTCACTCCGCTGACCTCGGAGAACCGAACGCTTCTCTCTGCGGCCCGAACCTCGCGCCCACGGGGGCCTTCGGTGTAGACGTCCATCTCCACGCGACCCTCTGCCAGGGAGACCGGCCGGCAGCCGCAGTCCTCCCCGTGCTCGTGGAGGGTCTCCTCTTCCCGTCGAGCTTGCTCCTCTCCTCGGCTAGAGGCGGAAGGCTCCCCACCCTCGGGGATGGGATCGTCGGATGGGGAGCCTTCGTCGGGCTCATCGTCGCCGGGCTGAACGGGGGCGTTCTGCCCAGGACCCACCGAAGGGTCTACGTCGATGGGCCGCGCAGCATTGTCTACTCTCTGGGGGAGAGAGAGGACGTCGCGGATCTTCGCCTCAATCTGGTCGTCTGGGGTGACCACTCCCGCATCGACAGCGGTCTTGACCGCTTCGACCAACTGCTTGGGATCTCCGACTCGGATCTCGCCAGCCTGGACGTAGGGGTACTCGGTGACCCCCTGGTAATTCCAGTTGACAAGCCGTTTGATGATTGCGTGCGGACCCTGCGACATCGTCGTCGCAATCGCGTTCGCAGCATGCTGCAAAGCCATCGTATAGTGGTCGAGTTGTCCCTGAATCAGAGAGTACGCGCCCGCAGACTCGCCCGTGAAGAGGAACTGGCAGAGCGCAGCTCGTGCCATGTCCTGCCCAGCAGCCTTCCGGGCCTCTCGGATGGCGTCAGCCTTCATCGGGCATTCGGTCCACTCCAGGGTGAAGCCCTTGGGGAACATTGCAAAGGCTCGGATCCCAGCTCGGAGTTCGCGGAGGATGATGTTGACCTGTTCGACATCGCCAGGGTTGGCTCCCGGCTCGACGGTGCAGGTTGGGATCCCGTAGGCGCTGCGCTCGTAGCCAGTCGCTTCCAGGATCAGGTAGGTCCGACGCTGCCTCCACGAGGAGTAGGCGGGGCGCAAGACGCCCATGGGCTCGGGGTTGTCGCCCTCGGGCTGGAACCTGAACAGCAACAGCTTGTCTGGTGGGAGGGTTGCCCCGTCCTGCTCTACCCTCACCCGCTTGCCCTTGGGCGGATCTGCGGGGTTGGGGCACTGCGTGAACCCGTACCTCCCGTCGGGGTACTGTTGCCACTCCAAGATCGTCCACGGCAGGCGAGGTGCGAGCCGGTCGATGACCGTTGCCCCGAGTTCCTTGTCGTACCGGGCGACGATCTCAAATGCGGAGAGACCGCGCCAGGTGAACTGGACAGCCTGCTCAAGGAAGGTCGCCCAACCTCCCCGCATGTGCTCAAACAGGCAGTTCTGGACGAACTCTGCGATCTCAATGCTCTTGGGGTCGTCAGAGGCTGGCTGAACGGACCACTGGACCGACAACAGGGGGAGAGTCCACGCCAGACGGATGGCTTGGGCTACTGGATCCTCCCGGACCATCTGATCGACGATGCCGATCTCGTCGTAGCTCCCGCGCCAGTCGTAGCTGTCGAGGTTCCTGTTGTGATCCAGGTCGATGGTCCCGCCGATCAGGGGGACACCGACGTAGCCTGCGTCCCGACGCATCCCGGCCTCGGCCAAGATCGTGGGATCGAAGGTGGACGGGTAGACGGTGGCAGCCACTCCACTGGTGGCAGCTCTGGCAACGTCCTCCTCGGAGACAGTGATAGGCCAGTCCTTGCCGACCTTGGCGTAGTCCTCGGTGGTGAATTCGCTCACGGCGGAAGCCCCTTACCAGTTATCGGGGTGGTCTGCTGTGTCCACCCACGCGTGTGCCCCGATAATCGTTGACATCGGAGGAGGATTCAAGTCCAGAACGCTCGGAGCCTGAGTAACCCCATGGCGATTGATTGCATAGTACCGAAGCGCGTCCATCGCATGGTCTGTTCGATTGTCCTTCTGGGGCATGGAATCGTTGGCCTTGTTCTTGGGGTAGGAGTAGCCCATCAGGGCGCCGTGGACCCCAACAGCCCCGTCGGGATAGGTAGACGTCCGGTCGTTCTCGGTCAGGTACTGGGCGACAAAGAGTCTGCGCTCTCCAGTATGGTTCTTGAACCTGGACCGGACCACCTCGACGCCCGCAGGGATGTGCCGGTCGGCCTTGGCTGTGGTGAACCTCATTCCGCCCGACATCACGCCCTCTTGCCGGAAGATGGCTTCGTAGACCTGTAGCGAACTCATCCCGGTCTGGGCGTTCCTGCTGGTGCCGGCGGGATCACAGAACACGTCGTTGAGGGTCACCCCGTAGGACTTGAGCATCTGGGTGCATTCGTAGGCGTGGGTGGTCTCAAGGGTGTCTGCCCCGACCACCTCCTCGACGATGACCTCGACCTCCCTCTCGTCGAGCATCCGATCCTGAATGAGTGCGAAGTATGGACGTCTGCCCCCGAAGTCGAGGGCTCCCCAACTCGCCGCCTCCTCATCGGGGACCATGTCCACCAGGCTCTCCCCGAGCCGGGGCTCATAGGTGAAGTAGACGACACCCTGGAGAACGACGAACTCCCCGTGGAGATAGGCGCGAGCCATTCTGTCCGAGAGGTTGAGGGAATCGACGTAGTCCTTCGGGAGGTAGGGATTGTCACGCGAGCTGGCGCGGACGTAGGCGCGACCAGGCAGACCCTTGGCGAACTCGTCGTACATCCAGTTCATCGAGGGGACCGAGGAGATGGATCTGCGGTGGATCGGTGCTCGGGGGTCTCGGATACGAGCGTTGAACACTCTCCACGCATCGTGGGTGGACAAACGAGCCTCGTCCATGATCCCCCACCCGTAGGTTCCGCCCTCGATGGAGCCCGGATCGTCCACCGATCCGAAATACCAGTCCGTCCCGCCTCGACTGGCGGGGCTTTTCTGGGATCCGATGTCCAAAGTCAGGACCCGATCCTGCGCGTTCCACTCCCGAGCCAGGGGTCCTAGGCAGTCTCGCGCCTTCTCTCGTCCTCGAGGCCAGCGGCTAGCTCCCGGAAACAGGGCGACAATGGTGGGGTAGAGGGTCTTTCTCTGCACCGGGAAGGTGGGAGAGCACAAGATTCCGGGGACTCCGGGGAGGAAACAGGTGTTTCTGAACGCTTCAGCGATAGCCCAGGTCGTCTTTCCCGATCCCCAGCCCCCGAAGTAGCCAACAATCGGCTCTGGGCGGGCATGGGCCTCTAATTGCTTGTCGAAGGGCTTGTAGTTGAGGGTGAGGTCCATCAAGCGGACTCAAAGGCAGCAAACGGTCCCGCTGGAAGGTTCATTGCTACCTGCATGGGCTCACCCTGGCTGGTGACGTCCACGCGACCGATCAGGAGCCCCTGTAGCTTCGCCAAGTGGGACTCCCACTTCAGGAGAGCCATCGAGTACCGAAACTCGTCCCGAGGATGCAGATCGTAGGTCGGGTTGCCCCTCGAGTCGGGCCTTCCAGCGATGTTCCACCGGATCCTGCGGATCTCTTCCATGCAGTTCTCGACTGCGAGGGAGAGGTTCCCTGCCTGCTGCTCCCGGCCCTGCTCTGCCCACTGCTCATAGACCACCTTGATGTCCTTCTGGACAGTCGTCTGGGTCACCCCGTACTTGACGGACAGGTTCTTCTTGACGTCACCGTAGGACACCCTCTTCGCGAGGAGGTCGGACACCTCGGCCCGACGGACCTCCTTGGTTGCCGAGGCGGCGGTGATCTTCTCAACTTTCGACATCGCGGATCTTGTAGTCCTTTGCGGGACCGTTTAGGGTGATGATCATCTTACCTCAAATTCTGAAGGGTTCCCCACATGAGCACAGCCGCCCCCCAACCACTCCTCACCGTACATCAGATCGCGACGATGCTGAACGTCAAGACCCGGACGGTCTATGATCTTGCCAAGCTCGCCGGCGAGGAGCCCAGCAATCCAAAGGGTCTCAGCTTCATGTTCCGCGTCGGGGGGTCCTGGAGGGCTCGGGCCAAGGACGTGGAGATCTGGATCGACCAACGCGCCAAAGTCCGATACCAGTAGACAGGGGATCTCAAATGACGAAGCGGTGGAGCGCGGTGACACGCGCCATGTGGACCGATGAGCGATTCCTGAACCTGACCAGCCCCCAACCGAATGCCCAGACCCTCTGGCTCTACCTCCTCACCACTCCCTACCAGATCCCGATCCCCGGACTGCTGCCCCTAGGCCCAGGAGCAATAGCAGACGATCTCGGGTGGGACACCTCCGACGTGCGGACGCACCTTGCGGAGTTGGAAGAGGCAGAGATGATCATGATCTGCCGTCGTCCAGCTCTGATCTTTCTCCCGAGAGCCATCCACCACAACCAACCCGCAAACCCGAACATGATCAAGGGTTGGCGAAACGGTTTCGATAACCTACCCGAGTGCGTTCTGAGAGGGGATGCTCTAACCCTCCTCCGAGAGGGGTTGAAGCCATCATTATTGCCCGCGTTTGACAAAATCTTTGCAAGTGCAGCAAAGCAAGCAACAACGCGGATCGCAGCGAAGCCGACGCCCGAAAAAAAGGCCAAATTAAACGGTTCCGCAAACGGTATGCGAAATCAAGACCAAGAACAAGAACTTATAAATAAGAGCGTCAGAGCGAAACTCAGGACCCCCAGAAAGGTGGGCAGACCGAAGACAGAACCGTCACCTGACGCAGCCGGTCTTGCCGAGTACCTCCTGACTCAGATTGCGACCCACAGCCCGGACTACGCCGAGGGCAAGAGGCAGACAGCCGTCAAGACCTGGGCTCTCCACTTCGATTACCTGCTCCGACTGGACAAGGCCGATCCCGACGAGGTCCGCACCGTCATTCACTGGGCACACGTCGATGACAAGACCGGGTTCTGGCAGGGCAACCTCCTGTCGGCCTCGTCGGTGAGGAAGCAGTTCCCCCGGCTCCGCATCCAGGTCAAGCGTGCTGGGCTCATTCACGATCTCAAGGACGAGTCGAGCTGGAAGGAGCAATTCGGTGAATGGGCAGTCCGTCTTGCCGAGAGGACCCGCATCACAACTGGAGACCTCGACGGACAAGGGCTCATCGCATCGGCCAGACTGGAAGGAGTGCCCGCTCCGACGCTGAAGGATGCAGAGTCCATCGCATCGTGGGCTTTAGGAAGGGTCTAGAAGCCCCCTCAGACCGACGAGGATCGATTATCACCCCTAACCCCACCCCCTGACACGGAGCACACAATGAAAAGCCCTGGAGACGTCCCTGAGAGCGTTGCAATGAAGCTGATCCTGTGGAGTCGCAGTAGAGACTCTCTACCCAAGCTGACCAGGAGCCGCTGGCAGAGAGTAGCTGCCAGTCTCTACCGCAATTGCGTCATGGCTGAATCGAGACGGCTCAACCCGCTGGCTTCACTCCAGTCGCCGGCAGAGTCCTGGTACAAGGATCACTCCGTCCGATGGACCCGCTTGATCTGCGGAGCCCTCGCCTCGAGAGCCAGGTCCCAAGGGTGGGAGGATCTGGCTCGGCAATGGGCCGACCGATACTGGGTGAGGACAAGCTCGGTAGACGGTAACGACGAGCTGCGAACAGCCATCACCCATGTCATCGACATCGAGGACGTAGTGAGAGCCTCCTACGCGGATTTTCCCGAGAGGTAAAACGGTCAAAAATCTCTGGGGGGATACCGCGTTGGATCTCCGGATCGATTTGTAATTTCTGGCCGATCGGCCCTGATCGGGCGACGCCTGGAAACGGGAAAGCCTAGCCTTTCCAGGTACTTAGCTCAATCAACGTCCGATAACATGTATTATGTAAACTTATGGGGCCCGATCCGGGTTAAGTGCCCGGTATCACTCGACTATTACAGGATCCTGCCAGTGATAGCAGGCTAGCTAGCAGCTCTCTTGCTTCCGGGCTCGGCGCGATAGCCCCACCACAACAACTCACCACCCACCACAACAACTTCACCATCCCCCGATCCCGGGTTCCAGGTCCTCGATCTATCTTCGCGGATAGTGTCGATTTTCTACACAGGAGGGTCGATCTGTGGGACAATATATCCACGGTCGCGATCAAGCGGCCACTAACCCGGACACACAATGAACCAACCCATCACCATTCGGATCCAGCGCAAGCGGAGCAGCTCTCGTATCAACGCTGACACGATCACTGCTTTGACGCTCGCTGCTCAACTCGCGACCGCGATCATCCTGATCTCCCACGTGATCCTCTGATGCTCTCCATCACCATCCTGTCAATTCTCTTTGCCCTTATTGCTACGGTAGCGGGTTGATCGTGGAAGCTTTCCGCCTGGCACTCGCCCGCTATCACGATCGCCCTACTCCGGACAATAAGCGAGCCCTGAACGCTGCGCGTCTTACCTACCTGTCACGGCTTGGGGCTCCCGTCCCCACTTGCCCTAGCTGGCCCCACTGCTTCGCATGCCTTAATGAGCGCGGAGCCTAGGCACACAATGATCACAGCTCTACTCCTCCTTCCCTTTGCGCTTCCCCTGATCGCCCTAATCGGATCTGAGCTGGGGATCCTCCATTACTAACCCGAAGGGATACACAGCGATTTGTGATCGCACTGGGCCCGATGGGGTTCGAGGATCAAGCAAGGGCTGTCAATCGACCCGCCTAATCCCCTGCTACCTGTCCCAGTGCGATCACAAATCCCTGCGTATCCTCCATCACTAACCCTCAACCCGGAACACACAATGATTACTGCACTCACTATCAGTCTCCTGTCTTCCCTGATCGCGATCTTCTCGATCGTCAATCGCCTGAACTAGGAACACACAATGAACCAACAAAAAACCACCGAACTGTTGCGCGAGATCGAGGGGAGACTTCGATCCCTTTCCACCGATATCTGGATCAAGACTGTCGACGATCCCGATACCGCCACCGTCGAAAGCGAGGCCGCAGGAATGACGGCCGACCGCCTGGAATTGCGGGGACTCATGGCACGGGTAGACGCCCTTGCCGATTGGGTTGAGTCTGAGATCAACGATCCGATCCCGTGCTGGATCACTGCACCGCGATTCAGTCGCGGGATCGAGGGTTAGACTATGTGTCCCTTCCCTGTTGACAGCGATCCGATACGACCTTGCGAGAGTTGCGACGCGACAGAAGGCGCGGAGCCCTATCGCTTCGATCATTCCGTTAGGCGCGTCGATCCGAAATGGTCTTCCCACCATGTGATTTGCGACACTTGCGCGACCCTCGCACGAGCCGACGGGTACGCGATCACCTTGATCGATCAATGGGATGGACCCTCGGAAGACGGGGATCCCTGCGTCCATTGCCGATCACCGATTTGGTATTGCGACTCCGAGGAACAGTACTTCCACATCGACCCGGAAAAAACCTGCTTTCTCAAGACCGGTAAGACTCCGCCGAAACCTGCAGCTCGTGCCGCGATCGCGCTCCGAGACTTGTCTCTTGATGGCACTTTGGGCCACCTGGACATCGCCCTCGCAAACATTTCCGAGGTGGTCGAGAGTGGGGATCTTGTAGATCACGTTGCCGAGACACTCGCGTCCGATCTCCGCCACGCAAGGGAGATGCTCGATCTTCTCTACAAGTTGTTGGGGGAGGAGTCCAAATGAGCCGAAAACAAAGAGACACGATCGAGATCCTTGTTCGCCTGATTGAGGCGATCATTGTGGCTTGTTTAGCCTCCACGATCGCGACCCTTCTAACCCTTCACTTTAGTTAGGACACACAATGCCAGCACACAATGAAACCCTCCGATTGGTCTACATCGACGCGATCAAGTATTGGGCCGAACGCCTTACTGAGAACCCCGACAACGCGATCGCCTGGAATGCAATCGCCCGTCTTACAAGCGAGGCAATGAAGCTCGGATCGGAGATCAAGTAATGGCTTCCCCCGACAACCCACGAGAACGGAAGCTAGAGGGTCAGGAACTGCGAGACTATATCGCGAGACGTTTCCCTAATCCGGCGCCGCCCGTAGAGACTTCCCCCGATCCGGCGCCGCCCGTAGAGACTTCCCCCGATACCTCGCGAGCATTCGGTGAATTCGTCCTGGAAAACCTCCGCACCTATTCCTGCGTAGGATTCGGAACCAAGAAGCGATCCCGCAATATCAAGATCGCCAGCATGTTCGATCCGAAGGGCAAGCCCGTATACGCATCCTATCGACCGGTAGAGATCACGTGTCCTCCGGATTGTGCCCTAATGAAAAAAGACGGTGGAGATGGTGGGGGATGCTACGCGCAACAGGGGAACGTAAACCGGCAACAACTCCGCGCGGCAAATGAGACGTTCGATCCCGTGCAATGGGTGCTCGGATTGCCGATCGGATCCCTTGTCCGGTGGAATGTTTCCGGTGATGTAGTCGGGCCTGATGGCGCGGAGTACAGGGAAGCGATCAAGGTAGCGCACGAGCTGCGGCCCGATATCAAGGGATGGTCTTACACTCATGCATGGGCGGATCCTGAGATCCGATCATGGGCGGATAGTCTCCCTGAGAATGTGCGAATTGTGGCAAGTCTGGACGATCCCGATCACGAGGATCGAGCCCGCGCAATGGGTTGGAATACGATCGCGACCGTGATCCCTACAGCCGACGGAAAGGGTTTCACCGATCCCGAAGCACGGGCAACCCGATCGGCTGGTGGGCTCCCATGTCCAGCCCAACGTGTCAACCTGGGTTGCGCTGATTGCCTCGCTTGCATGCGCGATGGGTCGATCGTTTTCGCAGTCCACGGTCCTGCGTCCAGGTCCGCGGGTCGATCCCTAGCAGCTCGCCGCTCCCTTCCAACCCTGTAGCCCGGAGATCACACAATGACCCAGAACACACAAGACCCGAAGTCCAGCACATGGATCGTCAAGGTATCGCGCCTAGTACGAATGGAGGCAACCTTTACCGTGGAGGCTATCGACGAGGAGACCGCATATGAGGAAGCCGAAGCGATCGAGGATCTCGATTGGGAGATCGAGGACGGGTGCGAAGAATACGAGATCGACAGTATCAAGCGGGAAGAATAGATCAGGCCCGATCCCTTCCAACCCTTTAATCCGGAGAACACACAATGAGTATCACCACTGTACGAATCGAGATCACTCGCGAGGAGTTGATAGCACTGGCAATGAGTAAAGCGGAGGAGCGCGGGATCCCGATCCCCAACCCGGTGACACTTCGGGCGGAATGTCCTGAGGTAGTGTCAATGGAAGTCAGGAAGCCCGGGTGCGCAGTCAAGCCAGTCTGGCACGAGTACTCCGGAGGATTCGAGGAGCAAGCGGAAGCTCTCGCCAATGGATGTGATCTCGCCTGGGTCGAGATCACGATCTACCCGGGCAAGCCCGACTAACCCGATCCCTTCCAACCGATCGGCCCGGACTGGCAATCAGTCCGGGCCGTTTTCGTTCTAGCGATCAGGGACTCGAGTTGCGGTATCCCGATCCGGAGATCCTGAGATCCTGAGATCCCGATCCCGTCCAGCTTGATCCCGATCCCGTCCACCTGGATCCCGATCCGGATCCGAGATCCCGTCCAGCTCGATCCCGATCCGAGATCCCGATCCCGATCCCGATCCCGATCCGGACCGGCCACCTGGACAATCGAGGACGGCCGGCGGACGTGGAAGGCGCTGAGAGCCGTTTTAAGGGCTCGGCTTTTCGGCCTATCCCTTCCTATGCGTGCGAGATAAAAAGCCCTGAGAATGCCGCCTGGACCCATCCACGGCCCGGATCGGCGGTCGGCGAGGAGCCGAAAAGCAGAAAAAATCGAGATTTTCACTTTTCTGGGGCCGGGCCCGAGCATCCTAGGCAAAATATCCTAGGCAAAATATCCTAGGCAAAATTTCTGAAAACGCATTGCGATCCGAGCTGCCTAGGATACCCCCCCCC